ATAATATTACCATCTGATAAAGATTTACTAACTATACCATCACCAAAGTATACTTCATACAAACCACTATCAGTTTCTTGTAAATAATAAACAGTACTACTTGAAGTAAGTTGTGTTATGTCTGTTGCTTTAGTATAAGTTGTAGTTGATGTATCAGAGCTTGATGTTTGTACTTTAACTACTAATGTTGATGCATCACTATTAGCATCACTTAATAAAAATCTTTGGTCAACATCAGAAGTATCTACTGTATATCTTGTTGTAATATAACTACCTTCATAAATTTTTACACTATCAAAAGGAACAGAGCTACCTGTGTTACTTGCAGTCACATCTGCAATAGTAACAAACTGATAATCAGTTCCGTCAATACTTGTAGTAAATGCAGTTCCTGCTGGCATTGTTTTAGTTGTTGCATCTGTTGATAAACTTACATTAATTGTAGCATTAGATGCTCTTGCTGATGTTGTTTCATAACCTAAAGTCTTTGCGTGAGATACTACACTTGAACGAAGTGATGCACTATCTAAGAACATTTCATTTGCCAACATGTTAGCATTAAATCCTAAGTAGTGAGTATTGTATGCAAGAGTATCTAATAGAATGTTCATACCAGAACCTTCAAAGTCATAATCTTTAAATTCGTTTTGTGCTTTTAAATATGTTTTTAAATTATCTTTGATGCTGTCAAAGTCTAATTCGGTTACTCTAAGTTTTCTTTCGTTTGTTGCCATTATCTTAATCTCTCTAACATGACTGATAGGTCTACTAGTTCTGTGGGTGCGTTAACTACATAAAATTCTATTGATACATTATAAATATTTCTATCATAATCAGGTATTGCTCTAACTGATACTAATCTACATCTTGGTTCAAAGTTACTAATAACATCTTCTATCTTTCTAGCTAGTACTGCAGAAACCATAGGTGATATATTTTCAAATAATAACTCACGAACCCCACCAGATATTTCTGGGTGGAATGGTTTTTCAAATGCATTTAAATTAATAAGATTTCTTAATGACCTCTTAACTGCTTGTATATCAGTTACTTTATTAACATCCGAACCTACTGTTTTCCTACCAAAGAATAAATCTAAATCAGAATACTGTCTAGAATTACGACTGATATCATTTTGAGCTTGGGCATCTTTGTATGCGGACATTAGTAATCTCTAGTTATTTAATTATTATTTATAAGAGATTCTTTCATCTTATTAAGTTTTAACCATCTTCTTTCGATTATATCTTACATCATACCAAACAAATCCATTCGTATCTTTTCTCCATTCACCCAATACATCAAATCGTTTACTACGGTTACTGATTTTTTGACCTCTTTCTGCTCTTCGAAATAATCTATCTTCTTCTTTCTTTTGTGCTCTTGCTATCTTATCATCATCCCAACCTTTTTGTTGAAATCCAACAAACAATCCAGTTGCACCAGGGTAGTTAGGATAACTAGAGGGATACTTTCTATATTTTCTAGGACTTCCTATACCACCTAAAAGATTATATGTTTTAGTTTTTTTCTTTCTGTTAGTACCTTCTGGCGGAATTATTTCTTCTGTATCAGTAGTAGTAGTTGTAGTGGTTGTTTTAATTGTTTCAATTCCAGCAACCTCTCCTGTGCTAACTACTGTGTAACCTTTCTTAGGTGTATCTGCAGGTGTATCAGTTTTAGTTTTTTCTTCTTCTACAACATCATCAGCAGCATTTCTTAATTTTGCTAATGCATCATCTGAAGCTATAGTTTCAAGTGTAGGTGTAGAAGTAAGTTTTTCTTTTAATGATTCCTTAGCTGGTATCTTTATTTCAGAAGGTAGCTCAACAGGTATAGTAAGACCATCTGGTAATTGTAAGTTCGGAAGTAAGTCACCAACTAAATCTTTTCCACCTGATTGTATTTGTGAAGCAAGAGAATCAATATCTAATCCTTTGTCTGCCATTGCAGTTCCAAACTGTGAAGTTATATTTCCTATTTGTGTATTAAATTGTTCAAGTCCTGCTGATGTTGAGATATCAATGTCTGCCAGTGCAGCAAATTCTCCTTGCATATTTACATTAGGAATAGTAGGTAACTCTGGTATCATACTTGATACTGATGATATTAAATCTGTAACTTTAGATTCTACATCTGCGAGCATTGTGGATGCATCTGCTCCATGTTGAGCAACAAGACTATCCTTTAATGCTTTGGCATCTGTAAGAGTTTTATTTAATGCTTCATTTGCACCTTCTAAATCTGCTGTTTTAAAATCTACCATTATGCTGTTCTTCTCCACATATATGCTGTTATATATGGTTGTAAATTATTGTGAGCTTCACCACCACCAGTTGATGATGTTGGATGCAACGAGGTGCCTGAAGTATTACCCTCTGATAAATTATCATTATCAGTATCATTTGTACTCATTGTAACATTGTGAGTATGAGCTGCTAATTGAGCAACTGTTAATGTGTGTGTTTTAGCACCACCTGTTTCTCGTACTGCATCAAAATCAGTATCGGTTGAATCAACACCTACTATAACTCTACCACTTCCAAATGCTGACCATGTTCCAAAACCTAATAGTGTGCCAGGATTTGTTGCAACACCAGCATTGGTGTAAATAGAACCGATGGGATAAATTGTTTCTAACACATGTAATCGTAAACCTTTATCACCACCTGTTAGATTTAATACTAAATCATTTGAATCATCTACATCAAGATTTATCTTAGTAGAATCTGTTCCGTCAATTTTTATATCTGCCATTGTTATCTCCTATGCATTAGGTGCCGATGTTATATTAGCTGCCAGACCTTCTGTATCAGTATGTGTATGAGTTGTAAGTGCAATAGTATTAGCAGTAACTTCTTGTGTAGTAGTAATTGTACTTCCACTACCAGAAAGATTTATAGTGCCTGATGAACCTGTAAAATTAATCACACTTGATGCACCTTCGAATGTCATTGTACCTACTGCCTCTGATTTAATATCTAGATTTGTTCCAGCCTTAACTGACATGGTTGTACCAGCAGATATAGAAGTTCCTGCAACACTTGATACTGTTACATTATTACTTGCTCCTACTAATACATCTTTTAAAGATACTATAGAATAACTATCAACAGAAGTTATATCATAAGTTCCACCAATCGTTCTTGTTTCTTTTCCACCGATTGTAATATCACAATCTTTTGCTGTCCCTGATTCTGTAGAACCTATTGCACCAGATACAGAATTAGAAATATTAAATCCATGATTACCAATTATTTCTTCTTCTAGATTTCCACCAGCTTCTCCAGCACCAATCTTAACTTGTTCTGATTTGTGTATTTTTCTTGTGAAGTCACCACCGACCTCTAATATATAATCACCTGTAATTTTTTCTCTCTTAGTTCCGTCACATGTTAAATTAATATTCCCTTTCACATAAATGTTAGATGCACCAGCAATCAATTCATAGTTGTCACCAACAACCTTAACTGTCTTTGTACCTGTGTCAACAATTTCTTCGAAGGTACCAGATGTGTGTTGTCTTAATAATCTTTCTCCACCTGTTGTATCATCTATCTCAAATACATGACCTGATTCAGATTCGTATACATGATTGAAAGGATAGACACCTGTCGACCCACCAGTCTTTTCTACATTACGAGGATTGGGTTCATCAAAAGTTCCAGCAGTTTCTGCTTTAGAATTTGTTGATACTGTTGATACATCTGGTTTGGTTGCAGTAGGTATTTCTTTCCATTGAGTACCTCTACGATTAATTAATAGTTCATGAGTTTCTGCATCTTGTCCTCTTGCAAGTCTTGATACATCTGATTCATTTAATCCATGACCTGAATGGTCAATGTCTGCCGATGGGTATTGTCCTTGTGGGTCATTAAATCCCTCTGTCATATCTGCAGTTGAACCTGGTATGCCAGGTAGTGAACCTATGATAAGGGGTTGTTGCTTTTCGTTTGCATCACGAAAGAATCCGATTACCCATGTTCCTTCTAATAAAAAACTAGGTGAGTTTCCCATACCTTGCAGTGCAGGGTCGGTTACAGGGTGCATGACATGAGCCCATGGTAAATCTTCTGATGGGATATCGTTTAAATCTTCTGTGTGGTATCCTAAACAACGGACTTGTACTCTACCGAGTCTTGCAGGGTCATTACGATTTTCTACAACACCAGTAAACCATACAAAGCCATCGAGGCCCATGAAATAGTTTTCGTTCATGTATAGTATTTATACTAGGTGTTTCGATAGTCTAGGTAGATATTTCCAGCAAGTACAATTCTTTCATCTGACATTCCGACTGCAGGGGGTACTTCATGTATGACATGGCCTGGAAAGATAACTATCTCATCTGGTCTAGGATGTACTCTGAGTTTTGCTTGTGGAAAATATAGGGGTGGAGCATTGTTGGGTACTTCAATATAATAAACCCAAGACCACAATGCAGGGCCATGGGTATGGGGTTTTGTAAAATCACTTTCGTTATAGATTGCACCCCAACAATCAAATGTAAAAAATTTATCTAGAGTTCCTTTCTGGTCTTTGACTTGTAAACTTTTTACAATATCAATTGCAGCATCTGCAACTTGATTCACATAGGAATTTGCTTGATGTAAAAAATAATTAGTCATGTATGCTTGTACATTAGACTTTCTTTCTTCTTCGTATTTGTGAGAGCGAATGATATCAACCAACTTTCTATGTAAGTGGTGTAAAGATAGTGGTCTGCGTATCACTCGCTCCTTTTTTGTGAATGTGTGAAACTCATCCTCTGTGCGAAGATTGTTTGATAAATCTTTTAAAGACATTTTAGATTCCTAAAAATTCATCATTTACTATTTCACTTTTTGCATTGTCTTGTTCTATTTTTGTTTTTATCATTGCTTTACATTCTTGCATATCATCATTGATTGCTCGAATATCTTCTAGCATATTAGACAAAACAAAATATAGATAAACTGCACCTAGCCAAAAGACCAATACAGTTACAAATAATATAAAGTTTATCATAACATTTACCTCTTATAATTTATCTATTAAATCTCTTAATAGTTCGTTATGCAGAATCGTAATTATCATCTCTGCTAATTCTTCGAATATATTTTCAGTTCTCATTGATACACGCTCGCTATTTTTAGTGGTAGGTTTCTGAGATAGGTATCTCCGATAATATATTTCTTTTATACCAATCAAAGAAAAAAGGATTTAGTTCAAAGAGTATACCGACATCCGTTATTCTTTTCTGTTCGATACAGTATGCCAATACCATCCACCTCTGCTCTCGGTCTTCTTTTTCTAAATCTGTATAATCGAACAGTCCGATATCATCTTTATTCGATACTGAGATTCGTTCATTCTCTCCGAGAGATGAGATGGCCTGTAAGAGTTCTCTGTATTCTTTATTTGCCATCGTAAATTCTTATCCCTACTAACATCAGAAAGGTTGAGAAAATAATTCTTGTACCTATCTTAATCGTTTCTGTGTATCCTATGACTTGTAAATTCTCTACATATCCAACGATACCTAGAAACATTCCAAATCCAAATGCTATAAACAGAACCCCAATGTATTCCAGTTTAAACATTCTATCCATTACATTAAATATTTTATCCATTTGCTTACCTCTATTATTATATAAATTGTTACAGCCAGTATAACACATGCTTCAAGAGTTGTCAACCCTCCATTATAACCTTCTCCGATATACCATCTATTCTTCATATTTGCCCAGCCAGATATAGAAACGCGATTCCATAAGTAATGAAAAAGAATAGGAATGTATACCAAATTATTTTTATGCATATCATCATCTACTGTTCGCGTACTTACTACTCGGATGTATATCAAACTCTAGTGTGACATGCCAACCCCAGTACTTATCAAAGGTTAATACTAAATGCTCATAATCACTTGACTTGAGTTCAGTCATCATCTTGTTCATATCTTTGTCTGTGTAGTCGCATCTTTTTGCTAAGTCCTTTGCCAGACCTAGTAAATAGAATGCATTGCCATCGGGGCCACTACAGTCTACAATCAATCCTTTATGTTTTAATTTTTCTCTTATCATAATTTTTTAAACTTTCTCCGTGACTTACTAAAGAACAAGGGCCTAGACAATTCAATCTTTCTCCCTGAACCTTCGGGTACATACGCGACCAAAGAGGTTTTGTTTCTTACATAGTATATATTATTACTTACTTTGTCTTCCCCCCAATCGGTTATCTCTCTGAGTATCTCAATCATGCGACCCAATACCTCCTCGTACCTCGATTTGGTATCTCTCGTGTATAGACAGCAAAGGTCTTGGCATCTTTCATAGTACAGTTGTTCTGTATATAATACTTACCTCCACGAGGTCTGTATCTAAACATTCCTCTAAACTCTTTCTTAAA